GCGGCTGACCATCAACCTGTTCATCCCGGGCGACGGCTGGCTGGTCGGCATCCCGAAGGACATGCTCGAGGAGAGCGAGGCCGAGCGCGACGCGCGTGAGGTCGGCAACGGCACGACGCCGGAGAACCAGCGCGGCTACGGCGAGATCACCTCACCCCAGCGCGTCGACCGCACGCCGAAGGACCCGGCTGCCGAGGTCGATGACGAGCCACTGGACCAGAGCACGCTGGACGACCTGGACTGGCGGATGCTCTCCATCGCCGAGGTCCAGTTCATGCAGGGCGACCTGGTGCAGCTCCGGCTTGGACCGACCGAGCAGGAGATCGTCCGGGCGCGTCCGGATGACCTGTACCTGATCCGGGTCTGGCGGCCGCACCCGAAGTACTGGTGGAGCGCAGACAGCCCCACCCGCTCGGCGCTTCCGGTGCTGCGCGAGCTGGTCGGCCTGACGATGCACATCTCGGCGCAGGTCGACTCCCGCCTCGCGGGCGCCGGCCTGTTCGTCGTGCCCGAGTCCGCGTCCCGCGCCGCGAAGCGCGCGCAGGGCATCCCGGACGACAGCCCCGAGGACCCGTTCACCGACGCGTTGATCCAGTCGATGCTGACGCCGATCGGCGACCGCTCGAACGCCAGCGCGGTCGTGCCGCTCGTGGTCACCGCGCCGGACGACGTGGCGGACAAGTTCCACCACATCACCTTCGACAAGCCGCTGGACACCGAGGCGCGCCCGCTGCGCGAGGAGGCCATCCGCCGGCTGGCGCTGGGCCTCGATGCGCCGCCCGAGTTGCTGCTCGGCACCGACGGCATGAACCACTGGGGCGCCTGGCTGGTCCAGGAGGAGGTCGTCACCGCGCACATCGAGCCTCCGCTGCAGCTGATCTGCGACGCGCTGACCACCCAGTACCTGCGGCCGATCCTCGTGGCGAACGGGATGAGCGTCGACGAGGCCGAGCAGTGGGTGATCTGGTACGACGTCTCCGACCTGATCGTGCGGCCGAACCGGTCCGCCGACGCGCAGGTGCTCTACGAGAAGGGCGCGATCAGCGCGAAGGCGCTGCGCAAGGCGAACGGCTTCGACGAGGAGGACGCGCCCAAGGAGGAGATCGACGACCCGGCCATCAAGGCCGCCTTCGAGATGGTCCAGCAGGACCCGGCGCTGATGCTGCGCCCGGGCCTGGCGATCCTCGTGGAGCAGCTGAAGGCGCTGCTGGCCGGCACCCCGATGGGCCCGACCGACGGCACGCCGCCCAACGTGGCCGGGGACGCTATCAGCGGCCCGAACGCCGAGGACGCGGACAACCCGCGGCCGATCGAGCCGGTCAGCCCGCCCGTCGCGCCGTCCGGCACGAACGGACAGACCCCGGCGCGCAACCCGGGAGCTGTTCCGTCAACGGCGGGCAGCCCGCTGGCGGCACCGGCCCTCGCGACGATCCCGGACACGCCGGAGCAGCTGCTGAACCTGCCGGACGGCGAGTACGAGTTCACGCCCACCGAACTGACGGTGGAGAAGGACTGGACGCCGGAGCCGGTGGGCGCCTACCAGATCCAGCGCGGCGCGACGATGAGCATCTCCGGGATGGGACTGCGCGGCAGCCTCAGCCAGCAGCTCGGCTTCGCGCCGGCCGAACCGACCATCGACGACGACATCCTCGACCTGACGGGACAGTGACCAGACCATGACCATCACCGATGCGCCCGTAGATCACTCCGCGCACATCCCGTCCGTCTGCCCGGTCTGCGGGGCGTACAGCCTCGCGCCGGAGTACCAGATGAGCGTCCTGCTCGCGGTCTGCGACGTGCTGGTGATCAAGGCCCTCGAGCGGCTCGGCAACGACATCGTGCGCCGAGCGCCTCGCGGCGAGCGCCGGCACCAGATCTTCGGCAACCGGCCCAAGCACACCGCGCACACGGTCTGGCGTGCCGACGACAGCTACGTCGCGAAGGCGATCCGGAACGCCTGGGACGTCGTGCCGATCCTCCTTGAGACGCACGGCGGATGCTGCGAGTACGACGCGGCGCGGGTGGTGCATCTGCTCAACGTCTACGTGCACGACCTGGCCATTACCGGCACCGAGCACGACATCAACGAGCTTGCGTACCGCCTGCAAAGCAAGCTGGGCCTGCCGGTGTATCGTCAGGACCTGACGGGCGACTCCCCCGCCCTGACCACTCACGCGTAGGAGCAGAGATGACTGACCAGCCCACCGAAACGCCCGACACGTCCGAGACGCCCGACCTGGGCCAGGCGGACCTGAGCGACGCCGGCAAGAAGAAGCTCAACCCGAAGCTGCAGAAGCTCGCCGACATCCGTGCCCGCGCCGAAGCGGTCATCGAGCAGACCGAGGAGGACGAGATCGAGCTGATCGAGGACGCCCTCAACGAGGAGTTCGGCAACGCCGCCACCACGCCATCCACTCCTGCCGCCGAGGACTCCGGCTCGGCCGTCGCCGCCGGTGAGCTACCGCCCGTCGAGGCCTACCAGCCCGCCGACAGCGGCGCGCCGGTCGAGGACTCCGCGAGCGAGCCCGCTACCCTCGAGCCGAGCGCACCCAGCGAGGGTGCCACCGGGGGTACGGGCGATGCGAGCTCTTCGGACAGTGGTGCGGCGGATTCGGGCGCGGTGGCGGACTCGGGAGCGAGCGCTCCGGAATCCGGCGCAGAGCCGATCGACGTGGAGGGAACGGCCACGGCATCTGGCCCCGACGCCAGCGGCCCTGCCGATTCGGCATCGAGCGGGGAATCCGCGGGCGCATCGGCTGACGCCGAGATCGTGAGCCACCCGGGCACGCCGCAGCAGGACGCCGGCGTCGTCAACTCGACCGACAACGCGCAGCCGAGCTCGGTCACCGAGCGCGACGCGCTGCCGGCGGATGCGGTGCCGGACGGCGAGGTGCCGGTGAACAACGGCAACCCGAACAGCCCGCAGACCGTGGCCGTCAGCGACGTCGTGGGCGAGGGCACGAACCTCACCGCCGACAACTCGCCGCTGCCTCCGGACGCCGTGAGCACCGACCCGGTGGCCGAGAAGCTCGCCGCCGCGCAGCCGCAGAACACGGCGAACGCCAGCGACGTGGCGGCGCCGGCTGTCAGCAACACCGAGGCGCAGACCACCTCGGACGCCGCTCCGCTGCCCGCGACGACCGCGCAGCCGAACACCCCGATCAGCGAGGGCTAAATGGACACGCTGGCTGAGCGCTTCGTCAGTCCCGGCAAGGCGCTCAGCCAGCAGTCCGCGGACGAGTCCCGCCTCGAGCGCGCCCTGGTGCGCGAGACGAAGGCGATGCTCCTCGCGGTGAAGAAGCAGGCGCTGGCCCGCAGCCTGCAGCCGGCCTTCGCAACGAACCGCTGGCACCAGGCCATCGTCGACACGCTGGCGGCCAGTGGCCTGGAGCGCGGCAGCCAGGAGTGGCGCTACCTCTCCGACAGCCTCGCGGAGCTGGACCTCGGCGAGGAGGCCTACGCCAGTGCGATGGCGGTGATGACCGCGGCGACCCGGGTCGACTACACGCTGAAGACCACCATCGACGAGAAGGCTGTCAGCGCGGCGCTGGACCTCGCACTCGACCTCGAGACGCCGAGCATCACGGCGGCGGGTGGCGACATCGCCCAGCGCGACTTCTACGGCGAGTTCCGGCAGCTCGGCGCGACCTGGCGGGCCCGGGTGAAGCGCACGGTGCGCACCGGGTTCACCGGATTCAGCGGATTCGTCGCGCAGCAGGCCTTCCGTGTCGGCCGGCGCGCGGAGAAGCGCTGGGTCGCGCACCACGACGACCACACCCGGCCGGACCACCTCGAGGCGGACGGCCAGACTGTGCCGATCGAGAGCTACTTCACGGTCGGCGGCGAGCCGCTGCAGTATCCCGGCGACCGCCGTGGCAGCCTGGCGAACATCGCCAACTGCCGCTGCGTGATGATCTCGCCGCGCTGAGCGCTGGGCCGCTTCCGACGCTGAAGTGATCCCGGATGGTAGCATCTGCCCGATAGCCACCGCCAACACCGGGAGACCACGATGGGCACGCTCAACCGCTGGAAGGGTCCGATCGGCTTCGAGAACGCGCCCACTGGGGACAACCGCTTCATCGAGCCGGAGGCACTGCGCTGGGACTCGCTCCCGGTGCCGCTTCGCTACACCGCCGAGGACGTCGGCGCTCATGACGGCGCGCAGGTCGTCGGCCACATCGAGTCCCTCGAGCGGATCGGCCTCGACGAGGCGAACAGCCGCCTGGCCGAGATGGGTGAGCCGGAGATCAACCTGCCGGCGAACACCAGCGTGATCTGGGCCGACGGCGACTTCGACGAGGAGGGCGTCGCGGGTTCCGAGGCGCTGCGCCACGTCATGAAGAAGCTCACCAACGGCATCTCGATGGACCTCGACGACGTGGGCTTCGAGGTGCGCTCCGGCGTGGACGTGGCCTCCAACGGCGTCACCCTCTCCAACGAGGAGGAGGACGTCATGGTCACCACGGCCGCGCGCGTTCGCGCCGCGACGATCGTGGCGATCCCGGCCTTCGCGCCGGCGCGAATCGCGCACTACACGGTGACCACCGAGGACAGCGGCGAGGACTCCGGTGCCGACTCCGGCGTGCAGGACAGCGGCGCGGTGGCCGCGGACTCCGGTGCGCAGCCGACGCCGGCCAACCCGGACCCGGACCACGACGGCGACAACGACCTCACCGAGTCGGGCGACACCGACCACGACTACCAGCCGGCCGACAGCGGTGCACAGGCTGTGGACAGCGGTGTGGACAGCGGCGACCAGATCGCTGACGACGAGACCGCGACCGACGACGCCGCGGGCGACGACGCGCCGCTCGACGACGAGGACATCCAGGCGCTCAAGGACGAGATCGACGCGCTGTTCCAGAAGATCCTCGCCAAGAACCAGGCCGCCGCACTCAAGCGCCGGATGGAGCTGGCCCGTCAGGGCGCGAGCTTCGCGGACGTGAAGCACGCCAGCGAGGACTGGCACGACTACGACTTCGGCAACAAGGGCCCGCTGGCCAAGCCGGCCGACCTCGTGGAGTCGCTGAACACCGTGCTCGAGGACCTGGCCAAGATCATCTCGGCCGACGACACCTCGACCCTCGGCACGCTGACCGTGGACGACGTGCTCGACTACCTCGGCACCGACTACCACGCCGAGACCTTCGACCGGGTGCCGATTGGCAAGGCGCTCGCCGATCTGATCCAGGCGGCCGAGGACTCCACCGCGGCGATCAACTCCGGCGACTCCAAGACGATCCGCGAGTCGGGCATCGTCGTGGAGGCCGCCGCGCGCGCCGTGCGCGACGCCGCGTGGAACGCCTACTTCCTGACGCCGTACGAGGGCACCGCCGACGAGCAGGCCGCGGTCGCCACCTTCCGCCGCAGCTGGGACATGGACAGCGACGAGCTGGTCGGCGTGCTCGGCGACTTCATCGAGGCCGGCGACTACATGCAGGACCTCGGCGAGGCAGCGGAGGCGATCGAGGCGGCGGTGGCCACCCTCGAGGGCCTGGACATCGGCCAGGACGCCAAGAGCTTCATCAACCAGGCGATCACCGCGCTCGGCAAGCAGGGCCCGGAGGACATCGACGACGCCCTGGTCGCGCTGAACAAGGCGGAGAACGCGGACCAGACCACCAACGTCTCCCGCAAGGAGCTGCATGAGCTGACCCGCGTGCTCTCGCCGTACTCGGCGGCGGGCAGCGTGGAGGCTGCGGTCGCCGAGACGATCCCCGGCAAGCCGACCGGTCCGGTGGACTGGGACGAGACGCTGGACCGCCACGGCATCGGCGTCACCGAGCCCGGCATCGACAGCGACTTCGACATCGACATCAACGTCGGCCAGGCCCCGGAGGCCGTGCCGACGCCGGTGTCGATCGAGCCGGCCATCGTCTCGGCTCCGGCCTGGGGCGCGCTGACCGACACCTACAAGCGCAAGAACTGGGTGGAGAAGGCCGGCGGACTGCCGCCCTACATCAAGTTCCTGGCCAGCCACATCCGCAAGGCGAACCCGAGTTACAGCCAGTCGCGCGCGATCGCGGTGGCCGTCAACGTGGCGAAGCGCTGGGCCCGCGGCGGCACCGTGACCGGCAAGTCCAAGGCGCCGCACGTCAACGCGTCCACCGTGGCGAAGGCCTCGGCCGCCGTCGCGCAGTGGGAGGCGATGAAGGCGGCGACCGGCGCCAAGAAGGCGGCCAAGCACGCCGTCGAGCTGAACCCGGCCGAGCTGAACTTCGCGGCACTCACCGACGACCAGAAGAAGGCCGCGACGATCAAGGCCAACGCCGCGGTCGCCGAGGCCCTCGGGTTCCAGCCGAGCGGCGACGGCTTCACCAACGAGGTGGGCTGGACGATCACGCCGAACGAGGACGGGACCGAGTGGACGCTCACCCGCGAGGACGGCACGGAGATCGGCACCCAGAAGACCGTGCTCGACGCGATCTTCGCGGCGACCGACGACGTGGACGCGAACCCGCCCGCGCCGACGAACCCGCTGGCCACCGACTCCGGTGCCGAGAGCGGCGTTGACAGCGGCGCGGACTCGGGCGACAGTGGTGCGCAGGACTCCGGAGCCGCCGACTCCGGTACCGCTCCGGCGGACAGCGGGGCGGCGGACTCCGGAGCGAACGACTCCGGTGCGCCGGCAGACTCGGGTGCGACAGAGGACTCCGGGGCTCCTGCGGATTCCGGCGCACCGGCCGATTCGGGCGAGGACTCCGGCAAGAAGCCGAAGGCCAAGATGGCCGTGGTCGAGGACGAGTTCTCGATCGAGAACGGCCCGCGCTACGAGCCGGAGCAGCGTGCCCTCGTGGCGAGTGGTGCCCAGATCGCCGAGCGTCCGCTGGCCGCGCCGATCGCGCCGCCGAAGGCCTGGTTCGAGAACCCGCGTCTGGCCGGCCGCACGCCGATCCACGTCACGCCCGAGGGCCGCGTCTACGGCCACCTGGCCACCTTCGACGTCTGCCACCTCGCGATGCCGAACGGCGTCAGCGAGTGCGTCACCGCGCCGAAGAGCCGCAGCGGCTACGCGCTGTTCCACCTCGGTGTCGTCACGACCGCGGAGGGCCAGGACGTCGGCGTCGGCCGTCTGGTGATGAACACCCGGCACGCCGAGGGCCACTGGAACACCCGGCGCACGCTGGACCACTACGAGAACACCGGCATGGCGATCGCCGACGTGCACGCGGGCGAGGACGAGTACGGCATCTGGGTCGCGGGCGCGCTGCGCCCCGATGCTACGCCGGCGCAGATCCGCGCGTTCAAGGCCAGCCCGCTCTCGGGCGACTGGCGCCGCCAGGCGGACGGCTCAATGGAGCTGGTGATGGGTCTCGCGGTCAACCAGCCCGGCTTCCCGGTGCCGCGGCCGCGTGGCCTGGTGGCCTCGGGCGCGCTGCAGACGCTGCAGGCGGCCGGGATGCTCCCGCCGGAGCGCGTCATCGCGCCGGGAAAGCCCGGTGCGCTCTCGCTCGAGGACCTGCGCTACCTGAAGAAGGCGGCGCAGCGCGAGCGGAACATGCAGGCCGAGGAGCTCCGCAGCCGCGCGCTGGCCGCGAGCACCGAGGCGAAGGTGAGCGCGTACGCCGCGAAGCGTGCGCTGCAGCGGAAGGGGATCTGACCATGTGCGACTGCAACAAGCCGAAGCCGCAGGCTCACGGCCACGGGAGCCGTCCGTCCGGGCAGACGCCGGCCGGCGGCCTGGCCAGCCAGACCCAGAGCTTCACGCTGACGACCTCGAGCGGCAAGACCCAGAACTTCACCGGGTCGCTGCTCGAGGCCCAGGCCGCGGCCGTCCGCATCGGCGCGACCATCGCCCCGAAGTAACCCGATCCGACAGGAGAAGAAGCACATGGCCGAAGGCTGCGACTACTCGTTCGCCCGACCTGGAGGCGCCGTCCTCCACAACGCCGGCAAGCTGTTCGCCGGCCGCTACCTCTGGTACAACACCGCCAGCAAGGGCATCAACCAGAGCGAGTGGAACGACCTCGTGGGCAACGGCGTCGCCGTGTTCCTGATCTACGAGGAGGACGGCCGCGAGCTGCTCGGCGGCTACGCCGCGGGCGTGGCGTGTGCCCAGAAGGCGGAGACCTACCGGAAGAACAACGGCCTGCCCGCGCAGCCGATCTACTTCTGCGTGGACTTCGACGCCAACGACTCCCAGCAGGCGGCGATCAACGACGCGCTGCGCGGCGCGAACAGCGTGCTCGGCGGCCGTGCCGGGGTCTACGGCGGCTACTGGGTGGTCAAGAAGGCGCTCGACGCCGGCGTGACCAAGTGGGGCTTCCAGACCTACGCGTGGTCCGGCGGCCAGGTCGACCCGCGCGCCGCGGTCTACCAGTACTCCAACGGCCACAACGTCAACGGGATGATCGACTTCTGCCGCAACCTGCAGGCGGACTTCGGCGGCTCGACGCAGCTGGCCTCCGGAGGCTCCGGCTCCTCGGCTCCGGCGGGCGCGACGAACATCACCTCGCGCGCGACGATCGACGTGCAGCGGGCCCTCGTGGCGCGCGGCTACGACACCGGCGGCGTGGACGGGGTGTACGGCCCGAAGACCACCGCGGCGGTCAAGGCGTTCCAGCAGAGCGTCGGCATCACCGCGGACGGGATCTACGGCCCGGTCACCGACAGCCACCTGTTCGGCGTGGGCCTCGTGGTCGACGGCATCCTCGGACGCGCGACGATCTCCGCGGAGCAGCGCGCGCTCGGCGTGCCAGCCGACGGCATCGAGGGTCCGGTCACTATCGCTGCCGAGCAGCGCAAGACCGGCGCCGGCGTGGACGGCAAGCGCGGGCCGGATACCAACCGCCACCTGCAGCAGTACCTCGCCAACCGCGGCTTCAACCCGGGCGGCATCGACGGGGTGCGTGGGCCGAACACGATCCGCGCGCTGCAGAACGCGCTCAACGCCGGCAAGTTCTGACACGCCGATCCGGCGTAGACGACATCCCCAATTCGGGGGTAGCGTGGAGTCAGATCGCCTCCCCCGGAGATCAGATTGGGCCCGTCCAGCGACACGCTGGGCGGGTTCCTTTCATTGTGGGCCGCGCAAATCGACCGATCGGTCTGCTACGATCAGCTCGATCGCGGATGGCGCGGCATTTGCCGCCTCTGGCAGGGCCTCGTTGAGACGGACGTTCATCGTCCCCAACTCTCAACAAGGAGAACCCAATGAACCAGCCCCGCAAGCGGTCCCCGCTGGTGGACCGCCTCACCGCTTACTCGGGCGCCGCGACCGGTGCCGAGTTCAAGCTCCCCACCGATCTCTCGA